CGGCGGTAGGGTATATTAATAGGCACTACTATTGTTAGGACAATAGCAGTGCCTATGTTAGGACATTTGTTTGTGGTGTAGTTCACGCGTTATCGGATTGACTGGCGGAGAACTAGGGTGCATTATTAATACATGAACGGGGCGGCGATCGGGCCGCACGGAATGGAAGGAACTGAGATGAGAGAGATTACAATTCTTCCAGATGAGCAATATGGTGGGCATTGGATTGAAACAGATCGCGCCACTTATTATTTCTCACAGGGAACCACACTCGCTCAGGTGTTTGATATGATGGAGAACGAAAGGGATGACGAAAATGTGGGAAAATATTAACGGTGAACTTATTTGGATCGACAAGGAGATGGGGTATCAGGAAAATGAACGACGCAATTCTGCTGGCAATGGTGCGGTTTGTTCTTGTGGTGACGTGCGGGATCATGGTCGTAGGCTTACTGCGGGCGGGATTGCTGTCGGTGTCACTGGGGGTATGATTGCCGCTAAGGCTGTGTCTAGGGTTGGGAGTTGGTTGCTGTGGATGGCTGGGATTCTCACGTTGATCACGATTTTTATGTGAGAGTTTACTTTAATTGTCTGACATCGAAACGCCTACTAGTTAAACGATATCTCACCAATAACCCGAATGTGAGAGTATTCGTTGTCCAGGGAACGGGACACCGAGTTACTATTACGAGAACGGATAATGCATACACACATACACTGAGTGTGCCAGAACACAACGGCGTATATCAGAATGAAGTTTCTACGCCGTCTATTGTCTGCATGGCATTAACACACGATAACTTCATATTGGTTCCCGAAGACATTAATGCAGAACCACTATTTTAGATTCCCGGCTGGACGGGTAATACCAGAACTCTGAAATGAAATCGAGCCATACACGAAAGGAAACGATCATGGCTGTTGTTTACTCCTCTCTCTCTGACGACTTTGCTGGCAAGAAGGCTTTCTTCACTGCACAGAACTCGGCCGTTTCTTTCAAGGAACTGCGGGGCAAGAAGATTGAGATCAAGGATATTGTTATCACCGAGGATGACGTGGTTGACACGGACACTGGTGAGGTTGAGACTCGTCGGGCTATCACGGTGATTGACAAGGACGGAAACGCTTACGGTACTTCGTCTCAGACGGTTGTGGCGCAGATTCAGCGGCTTGTGGATATTCTGGGTGACGTTAAGTCGTGGCCGGAGCCGGTGGCTGTTGAGATTGGGTCTGCTAAGTCTGGTCGGGGTCGTGAGTACACGACGGTGACGCTGGCCTGACGGACGTTGTAGGATACTAGTTGCCCCCTGTCCCCTTAGGGGGCAGGGGGTGATTGGTTTGGTTAAGTCGCACTGGGGTAAGCATTATCGGTCGTTTAAGCGTGGCGCGAAGCATGTTCGGAATACTGCGGCTGAGATTCGGGATTTTGTTGGTGGGCTTGACTTTAGTCCTTTGCCCGATACGTTGTCTGAGGAACAGGGTAGGGTTAAGGTCAAGTCGGCTAAGGCGAGTGCGAGGGAGCAGCGTCGTTCTGATTTGGATAGGGCGCGTGATTTGTTGCAGGTTGAGCGTGATCGGGCTGTGCGTAAGATGTATAGGATGGCGACTAGTGATGATGGGGCGGATATTCGTGGGACGAAGTACGATCCTTTGGGTAAGTCGGCTGTTGGGAAGGTGACGTTGAAGAATGCAGCGAGGGAACTTGAGCGCCTTAGTGAGTTTAATAATTCTGATAGTGTTTGGTATTATTCTGACCGTAAAGGTAATCCCATTTCTGCTAGAGATGTTCGTCGTTATCGTGATGCTGTGCGACGCTATAATGCGGATATAGACGAATACGAGAAATCAGTTAGCGGAACACGACTCCCTTATATGGGAGATGCGACTGTGGGAGATTGGATTAGAGATTTCCGTCCGAAGAAGACTTACTTGTCTGGCGGCTCACATTATGCGCTTGAGCGGATGAACCCTGATAAGCGCACGGTGAATTTTGAGTCTGATGTTGCGATGCGTGAGAAGACAAATCAGGTCTTAGAATCACTTACTCGTAGGGGAAAACAGAATAAGTTGACTCAAGCAAAACGTCAAATTGCTGCAATGATCGACGTTATTGGTGATCCTGAATTGTACGATATTCTTACAGACATTCCCGATGATGTGTTATGGCTAATGTGGACCGTTAATGCCGATTTCGCTAACAATCTTTCTTTGCAGTACGAAGCGGCCAAAGAAGGATATTTTGATCGCAGGCGCGCAGGAGACGATTTATATTACGAAGACGTTGAAGATTCTAATAGTGAGATAAAGTCTCTGCTAAACGAGATTAAGACAATCAACATTAAACCGGAGGACGATTTCAGTGGCTCGCCAATCAACAAGCGCAAGTCCCGCAGGGGGCGGCGCTAGGCGTAGCCATAAAAAGGTTCCTTCGTTTTGCGCGGATTTTGAGACGACTACGGTTGAGGACGATTGCCGTGTGTGGTCTTGGGGGATTATTCAGGTTGGAAAACTTCAGAATTATGTTGATGGAATTACACTTGACGGGTTTATGTCACATATTTCTGAACGCGCAGCACATATTTATTTCCACAACCTAGCATTCGATGGCACATTTATTTTAGATTGGTTATTGAAGCACGATTATAAATGGGTGAAAGAAAATCCGGGCGTCAAGGAATTTACTTCTTTGATTTCAAGGATGGGCAAGTATTATTCGATCACAGTTGTTTTTGAGACGGGTTATAGGGTTGAATTCAGAGATTCATTCAAGAAATTGCCAATGTCGGTCAGTGTAATCGCTAAAGCATTTAATTTGCATGACCAGAAACTTGAGATTGATTATGAAAAGCACAGACCAATAGGATACATCCCCACAGAACAAGAAAAACGATATCAGCGAAATGATGTAGCGATTGTTGCTCAAGCGCTTGAAGTTCAGTTTGAAGAAAAGATGACTAAACTGACGGCGGGTAGCGATTCGCTTGCATCATACAAGAAAATGACGGGAAAACTGTTTATTCGGAGATTCCCAATTCTTTCACCCGAGATTGATACTGAAATACGCAAGGCATATCGTGGCGGATTCACTTATGCAGACCCGCGCTATTCGAAGCGACTGAATGGAAAGGGGAGCGTGTATGACGTCAATTCGTTGTATCCATCGGTGATGCGAACAGCACTACTCCCTTACGGTGATCCCATCTACTCTGATGGAGCGCCTAGAACTAATCGTCCACTATATATTGCTTCGATCACTTTTACAGCGAAACTAAAACCAAACCACATTCCTTGCATCCAAATTAAAAAGAATCTTTCTTTTAATCCAACACAATACCTAGAAGAAGTAAAAGAACCTACAACTGTTGTAGCAACGAATATTGATATTGATTTATGGAAAAAGCATTATGATTTAAAAATCTATTCGTGGAACGGGACATTCGAGTTTCGCGGTTCACACGGATTTTTCGATAAATATGTTGACCATTTTATGGAAATTAAAAAGAATAGTACTGGCGGGTTAAGACAAATTGCTAAACTACATTTAAACAGTTTATATGGAAAGTTTGCAACCAATCCCGATATTACTGGAAAACACCCTACTTTGAAAGACAATCGCGTATCGCTGGTAATGAATGAACCCGAAATGAGGGACCCTGTTTACACACCAATGGGCGTATTTATTACAGCGTACGCACGAAAGAAAACGATTAGCGCAGCGCAAGATAACTATGATACATTTGCATATGCCGACACTGACTCCCTACACCTTATCGGCCCTACCACTCCCCCGGAATCGCTATGGGTTGATCCTGTGGAACTGGGGGCCTGGAAGCATGAGAGTTCTTTCACAAAATCGGTCTATATTCGAGCGAAGCAGTATGCGGAGGAAATTGATGGTAAACTTGATGTACACATTGCGGGGATGCCCCGCAACGTCGCAGCCACATTGACTTTGGATGATATGTTGCGCGGCGGCACATGGAATGGTAAACTGATTCCTGTAAGGGTTCCCGGGGGAACAGTCCTCCGAGACACAACATTCACATTGAAGATTGATTAAGGTTGGTAATCATGGCACGCCCCGTTTCTACTCACGCTACCACTAAGTTCCGTCTCAGCAAGGCTATTCTTGCGGACCTTGAGGAGATGCATTGGACTCTCCGTAAGCAGCCGTCCGAGATTGTTGAGGAGGCCCTTGTTGACTATATTGCCAAGAATGCTCCCAAGTCTGCTAAGTGATTTCTGACTAATTGCCGGGGAGCAACCTAATGAACTGGGCCCGGCTTAGTTGGGTAGCAGCCCTCAGATTTGCTTTCGGATGATTGGGTATTTATGGTAGGCTAGGAACGTAGGTTCCTAGCCTACCGTTTTAGGAGGAATTATGGCACTATCTGATGCTGAGAAGAATGCGCTTAAGGGATTGAACCCGGACGGCTCTCCCATGAACGAGGAGCAGCGAAAGGCCAATAAGGCCAAGGTTGACGCCAAGAACGCTGAGTCGATCAAGGAGGACAAGGCCGAGCACGGCGGTCGCTCAATTACTGAGCGCAGGACTGAGGGCGACCCGCAACAGTCCATGGATGACGCTCAGGCGCGAAACAAGGCGGCCAAGGACCTCACGCCGCAGCAGCGCGAGGAATCTGGCATGACCGGCAACGACGTCTTTGATCCGGGCGACAGTGACGGGGACAAGAAAGCCGTCTCTCCTGACGACGGGAACATGCTTGAGGGGGCCCCTAAGGACCCCGCGGACGCTGACCATTTCAAGGACACTAAGGCGGCCTGGAAGCACCTCACGGATGTTTTTGGTGAGAAGGTTTCCGCGTTGCAGGCTGAACTTGAGAACCGCCTTGGTGAGCAACTAACCCCCACAGACAGGGAGACAGGCAACCCGTTCGCTGGGGACGACGTTCCTGCATCTAAGGAAATGACCTTGGACGATGTGAAACAGGCGGCCGAGAACACGAAGGATGACGCCAAGGCAGTGCTCAAGGGCGTGGGTGACGTTGGTGGTGCGGCCCTTGATCTCGGGGGAGCGGCCGCTAAGGATGCCGGGAATGCTATAGTTGATGGCATGGGGATTGACAGGAAAGCTGCGGCGAGTACTGGAAAGACCTTGGCTGGACTTTCGGGATTGTTTTCTAGTAGCGATTCCGGAAATGATAAGGTTCCGGATTCTAATTGGAAGCCTAAGTCGATTAGCGAACTTTTTAAGGGGAATTGATTATGCCGCAGTTGCGTGACGACACTTCAAATATTGATATTCTTAATGCTATTCGTAGCGATGCACGATATGATTATCAGAACATGGTTCCTGAGGCCACTAAGGCGAATATTCAGGAGACTATTGCGGGAATCATGTCTGACAATATTACTCGCAACGAATTCATGTCATCGCTGGTTAACCGTATCGGCTCCACGATTGTTCGCGATATTTCGTGGAAGAACCCGCTTGCTGTTTTCAAGCAGGGCATGATGAATTTTGGTGACACTATCGAGGAAGTTCACCTTGACTTTATCAAGCCCACCATTTACGAGGAGCAGCGCGACTACCTCGAGCGCGACGTGTTCGGGCAGGCCCCGCCGCCTTCTAAGTCTGCGTTCCATACGATTAACCGCAAGGAGAAGTTTAAGATCACGATTAATCGTGACGTGCTTCGTCGAGCATTCCTTTCGGATAATGGCCTTTCTGAGATGATTTCTCAGATTATGGCCGTGGCCGCTTCGTCTGACCAGTGGTCCGAGTTCCTTAGCATGACGAAGTTGTTTAAGACCTTCGACGATAAGTTCGGATTCTATCGGATGCAGATTTCCGACATGAATTCGTTTGAGCCAGACAAGGCTAAGGTCGACGCCGCGCTCAAGGCGCTCAGGGTTGCCGCGAATAAGATGCAGTACCCGACTCCCGCATTCAATTCTGCGGCCGTGCATTCGTTTGCTCGCCCGGATGACCTGGTGCTTATTGCGACGCCTGAGTTCAAGGCAAACGTCGACGTGACCTCCCTGTCTGCCGCGTTTAACCGGAGCGATGCTGAGGCGCCATCTCACATCATCACAGTGCCGGGTGAGGCCCTGGGGATGGCTGATACGTCGGCTATTCTGACCAGCAAGCAGTTCTTCGTGATTAAGGATATTCTCCTTGAGAACCGGAGTATTTCTAACCCCGAGGGCCTTTACGACAATTTCTGGCTGCATCACTGGTCGGTTATGAGCGCTTCGCCGTTCACCCCGGCTATCGCGTTCGGCACTAAGCCGAACACGGTTGTGGTGACGCCTAAGGCTGAGACTAATGCCGCGATTACTACACTGCTTGTGAGTAGGCCGGATGGTAGTCAGTCGACGATTATGCCGCCTGGAGCGGTTCGTCAGGCCAGTATTCAGTGGAAGACGGCGCCCGCTAATAAGGGTTACGCCACTGATTGGTACCTCAAGAATGCTAAGTCTAAGGGAACGAAGATTTCCAACGACGGCGTTCTCACTATCGGGCCTGATGAGCCTGATGCGTTCCTCACGCTTGGTGTGAGTGTTGACACTAAGGGCGAGGACGGCAATAAGCCCCTGAATAAGGAGATTAGCATTCAGGTTAAGAAGTAATACCTGAATCAACACAGAACCGGGCGTCCAATGGGCGCCCGGTTCTGCTATGCTTAGACTTGAAGGAGGACGTTATGTCAGAGATTTATGCTATGCCGCCAGAGACGCGCGCGGGCTTGTCGTTTGATTATTCTGTATGGTCTGCGGGCAGTGTCATCACGATGGTTAATGTGCCTTTCGATAACACCTATCGGGATATTGTTGACTGGAAGTCGTATGGCCACACACCTTACGCATATGTTAAGTCTTTTAATAATCTGCATAAGGTCGAGATTAATCAGATGACTTATCTTGCGCAGGGTAAGCCGATTCGTATTCCTACGCCTTTCACTAAGGCGAATCAGTACAATTATGTGATGGTCGAAAACCCCGGACGCCCGGTTAACAACATTGGTTTTGATGGTTACACGCCTAGTGTGTTTTTCTACTTCATTACCAGCATTGACTACATTGCCCCCAATACCACACAGTTGACACTTCAACTTGATGTTTGGACCACCTACTATCAGCGGATCAACTTTGGCCGTAGTTACCTTGAGCGCGGACATATGGGTATTGCGGCAACTGATTCTTTCGATAACTACGGAAAGAACTGGTTGACCCAGCCTGAGGGCCTGGACATGGGCTCCGAACACCAAATTATCCGAACCTACCGGCGATTGCTGGCAGACGTTAATAATTACGATTATGTTGTGATTGTTACTTCCACAACAAAACTTGACGCCAATAATGGTTACGGTGACGAAAACAATCCCCGCGTATCTATGGCCACTTCCTCTCGAACCGAAGGAATCCCTAACGGTACCGAAATTTATGCGTGCACCGCAGGTAATTTTAAATCTGGCATGGAGGGGCTTCGTTATTACCCCTGGGTTGCGCAGGGAATTGGGTCAATCACTATTGTCCCTAAAGATGTTGTTGACTTAAATGCCGGCGACAAAGTTAAGGTTGGTGAGAAAACAGGGCAAGGAACGTGGACATGGTTATCCGACAACAGCGTTTACATTAATCGCAATTATTCGTTGACTGACGCTAGTTTTAGGAATGAATTTCTTTCGCTACTCCCTAAGGAATATCAGGAACTCAAGAAATTCGTGACATCACCATACTGCATTGTCGAGTTGACAACATATTCAGGGAATCCTGTTGAATTTCGCCCGGAGTCCATCCGCACAGCCGGAATCAACATTAATCAATATGCACATGTTGTGCCACCCAACCCTTCACTGTTTTTCACTATCCGGGACTACAACACAATCACCGAATCTGTGATTGTTGAGCGCCGTGCAGGAAAGGTGACTAACGAGTACGGTGAGGGCTGGGATATGTGTACCGGATATACGTCTCTCCCCACATTCTCGGCCGTCAACAATTCCTCGCTGAATGCGCTTGCTTCGTCGGCGCACACTGCGGCGGCTCAGGTGAATAACGCGAAGTGGCAGCAGCAGCGCGCTCAGCGTGCCGCGACGGCGGCGCGTGACGTGGCTAATGCCGGCATTGCTGCAACTCAGGCGGGCGCCGAGAACAGCATGTGGGGTAATTCTGCGATGGCTGATTCTCAGTCGCGTTACAACAACATGCGGGCTACCGTTCAGGCAACCCAGGGCGCTATGACCGCACTCGGTGGGGTTATGGGGCTGAATGGTTCGGCGGCCGGTGCTGGTGTTGGTCAGGCGGCTACGGCCGGTGTGTCTGCGATGATTAATAATTCTCAGGCACAGTCGACGGCGAATATTCAGAATCAGTTAGCTAGTGGTGCTTCGCAGATTTCTCAGCAGCAGCAAAGGTCCGTTAGGGATACTAACTATGAACTGGCACAATTCGCTGCGAACGGTGACTATGAGGCGGCTATTGCGTCGATTAATGGTCAGCGTCAGGACATGCAGGTTATTCCACCCTCTGTGGTTGGTCAGACGTCGGGGTATGTGTCTGCGATGGTTTCCAATGGGCTCGTGATTGATGCTAGAATTAGGAGTGTTTCGCCGGCGGCTATGCGTAGTATTGGTGATTTTTGGCTTAGGTATGGGTATTTGATGAATACTTGGATTAAGTTCCCGAAGACACTTAGCCTTATGACTGAGTTTACATATTGGAAGATGGCTGAGTGCTACTTGGTTGATACAACCATTCCTGAGGGTTTCAAGGCCAGTGTACGAGGAATCTTCGAAAAGGGTGTGACTGTGTGGCGTTCTCCTCAACGTATCGGTAATACAAATGTTCGCAACAATCGGATTGATAAGACGGTTAGGGTGAGTCTTAGTGAGTAAAAAAGATTATGTGCTTAACGGCATTTACAAGAAGATTATGGCGTCCCCACCGTCTTCATCCGAAGCACGGCAGTCACAACTTGAGCATATGTACCGGCGTCAGTTAATGGGCAAGTGTCTTTCCCGGTTCACTTGGGAGGGATTGCCCAACGGGATTGACCCGCGCTTTATTGAAGCAACCATCTTCAATAACGGATACTCGGTTTTCTATTTCGATAGTTTCTTTGAGTTGTTTATGGCAATGCCCGCAACAATCTCTGGCCCACTAGACATTCAGGATAATCCCACGGGGTATCGCGTCACTCGCAATGGCGTTTATTCTCGTGAGGTGAGTGCTTCGGAGTCGGTGTGTATCTGGGGTAATCAGGTACGTGAACCGGAAATCGACGTTGTGCTTTCGTATGCTGCGCGGCTTGCTCAGATTGACAGGACAATCGAAATTGATCTGTTGAATGAACGCAACCCGATGATTGTCGCGTGTTCGCAGGACCAGCGCCTTACCATCCAGAATCTCATCTCTAAGATTTACGATGGTGAGCCCGTCGTATGGGGCACTGAAAACATGAGTATGGACAATCTCGCCAACACTATTGGTGTGTTTCCCCTTAACCAGAATGCTGGTGCTGGTGCTGTTTCCTCGATCAAGCACATGGAGTCTAAGTCCAAGATTTGGGGAGAAGCGCTCACAATGCTCGGTATTATGAATGTGAATTCTGAAAAGCGTGAGCGCATGGTGGTTGAGGAAGCCGCCGCTAATTCCGGGCAGGTTCTCGCATCTCGTGAGGCATTTATGAAGCCGCGTGAGTTGGCTTGTGAGCAGATTAATGAGAAATTCGGGCTTAACGTGTCATGCTATTGGGCTGTAGACGACAATGCTGCACCGAACCTTAATGACTATCTTGCTAGTTCTAATTTGACAACCTATGGGGGTGACGATGGCGGTAACAACGATAATGCTTCGTGACGTTGTGCGGATTACTGATGACCATATTGGCCTTGATGATTATCCGATCTTCGACGAAGCATACAGGAAAACACTGAATGATCGGATTAAGAAGACATATTGGCTTCAGGAGATTGCTCACGAGACAATTGATATTTTTATTTGGCGATTAAGCCTTAAAATGGAACTGATTATGCCCCGGTATAATCGAATGTATCTGGCTGAACTGCAAAACACGGACCCGCTCGAGGGCAACCGCCACTACAGCGAGACCAGTCAGGACGGCAGGTCCCAGAATTCGGGGATCAACCACCAGACGGGCAGTGGCAGTGGCACCAACAAGTCCAAGGGGCGCACCGTGGGCTCGGACACTCCCCAGACACGGCTTGCGGGCGACGGGGACTATGCTACGAGTATCAGCGACGCGAGCACGTCAGGTGACACTACGTCTCGTAACGAGTCGGATAGTACGTCATCATCAAACAGCAACTATGTCAATAATCAGCACTCCAGTTCATGGGGCTATTCCGGCTCTAAGGCGCGAGCAATTGCTGATTATCGGGGGACATTGCTTAACGTTGATGATTTGGTAATCGCGGAACTCAGCGAACTATTCCTAGGACTATGGGACACAGATATGCCCCACACTCCTGGGGGACTAATTAATGGATACTCATTCGGACTAGGACTTGGAGGATATTATGGCTACTGGTGATGACATTATTGGGTCAATCGATCAAGCGTTGTGGCGCGTTCAGTCGCGTTCAGTGAACAATATTACCCCGTTTACTTATCGGGACGGGCTGACGTATATTGATGTTCTTGAGCGAATTCGCTCTAGCGTCATTGACGTCATTACGTTCACGAATTCTTTTGGCGAGGAGCAGGACAAGATTATCGCCAAACTGAATGAGACGGTCACCAATTTCATTACTGAAGTTGAGAAAACACATTCAGGTTGGAATAAGGAACTTGACGCTAAGAAGACCGCACTTGAGTCGCTAATCGAAGACTTCAAGCGCCGGCTTATTGACGCCGAATTCCGCGAAGTTGACGGCAATTACATTGAAGCACCACTTAAGTCGCCTGCCGGTAAGCGGGTTACGCTTACAACTAAGGCGTGGGGAGACGCGCTAAAGGCCCAGAACACTCAGTTTCAGACAGAGATTCAGGGGAAGTTGGATCAACAGCGTAGGGACTTCGACAATCGTTTCCCGGCCTACTACACGAAGACCGAGGCTAACGATATCTTCCTCGAGGACCCGAAACTCACTGAGGGCGTTGTCATTGGTTCGTCTAATGCCACGATTGAAGCGAGTCGCTGGACTGAGAGTCTTTGTCGGGAACTGGGGCTGAATCCGAATGTGTATGCGATTGGCGGAGGGGGATTTACCTCAACGTCTGACAACAACTTTCTCACGCAGTTGGATAATGCCAAGCAGGGAATGTCTGAGGATAAGCGACGTAGAACTAAGTACTTGTTCGTGATCGACTTACTTAATGATATTCGAGCACAGAATTCTGTGAGTGACAAAGCGTCAACCTTTTTCAGGCTTGCACGCCAGTACTTCCCTAACGCGGATATTCGAGTGCTCCCGGTTATCTTTAATGAGTCCTCGCTGAATGAATATGTTCAAATGGCTCGGTCTTGTGTGTCTCGAACATTCGAGGTTGTTAACGCTGGCAAGCCTTATGGTGCTGTTGTCTGCGAGGGCTCTCGTGGATGGGTGCACTGGGGAGACGAGCAAGCCAAGTCCTGGGACCAGGGACCCGATAATGTGCACATGACTGCCTCGGGGTACACGCACGTCAAGGAACTATTTCAGGTGTGGCTCAAGGGTGGGTCGTCGTGGTTCAACCCTCCGGCGATGGCTCTGCACACGCTGTCTGACGGCACTGTGGCAAAGGACTACAACTACCTCACGTGCGAGCGCGACAGGGACTGGGTTTACATTCAGGGAACATTCAAGGTTGGCGCAAATAATGTGGGATACGATGGTCGACTAATGAGTATTCCTGGGTGGGCGCGCCCATACGATGGCGTCATGTCACCCATTATTGGAAACGACAGGACGTATAAATACCTATATGTTGCCAAGACAGGAGGAATTTACGCAGGAGATATTCTCTCAGCAAATCAGACCTATCAGGTAAACATGACCTACAAAATCTGGTGAGTAGACAGGAGTAGCCTGCCCCGATAGAATTGGGGCAGGCTATTTCTGTTGGAGGAACTATGGCATGGGACGCAACAGCCAAAAAAGTCGCGATTAAGGCTATTGGTCAGGTTGAGTCGTCTATGGACTATTCGGCGATCAACTACAATGATCCGATTACCGTCGGAATTGCGCAATGGTATGGCACTCGCGCCGCCGCAATTCTGAACCGAATGCGCGGCGCTCACGCGGCCGAGTATGGGCGAGTGGATGCGGGGTTTAGGTCTCGGCTCGAGTCTGTGCCTGAGTCCGATTCTTCGTGGAACACCTACTATCTCTCGCGCGCTGTGGGGGACAGCCTTAAGCCCCTGCTTAACGCGGGCAAGGACATTCAGGGCGACCAGATCGTTAAGGACCTTGAAAACTATTTCAGTGTTGCTAAACAGTATGGGATTAACCCCGACACAGATACGGACGCATTTATTCTCTGGTGCGTCGCCTATCACCAAGGTCCACGTTACGCTTTTCAGGTCGCCAATCACTATAGTGGTGGTGGCCTTAGCGAGATGTATTCCGACATCATGGCTAACGGTGTTCTGGGGCGCTATAGCAATAGATATACACAAGCCAAAAACATCATTGCTGGCAAGGACACTAGCGGTGTAGGCGAGGGTGGCATTAGTGCAAATACTCCCGGTAATGGTGGTAGTGTCGGAGAGAATTCTCAATCAGTGACCGTGTCTGGCGGAAAACTAATTATTAGTGCCGACGACAGTGGCATTCTTACACTTCGTTCAAAGTTCGGCAACTATCAGATGTACTCCCGGGGACATAACTTATGGGAAGTAAATCTCAAAGACATTCAGCAAACAATCATCGGCCAAAACCCAGCCGCCAACGCGGGCGGGGGAGGTGGGGGTGGTGGAACCCCCACGCCCGGCGGTTCGGGCAAGGGCGCGGCGGCGCTGGCCTGGGTAATGGCCCGATTGGGTAAATTTGCTTATTGTCAATGTCCTGGTAGGCAAGACCCTGACAATTCTGGTATCACGGATTGCAGTGGTTTAATGTATGCAGCCTATAAAGCAACTTCTAATACATTTGTTGGAACTTGGACGGGCGATCAATATTTTCGTGGGGCCGAGCCATTCCCGCGCCGTGGTGGTGCTATGACGGCCGCCGAGCGGGCCCAGTTGCGGCCCGGGGACATGATCGTTATGGCGTGGAAGTCCACGGGTAGTTACTACCCTGAGACGGATCATGTTGAAATGGTGGTAGACTCGAACACCCTTGTGGGGCACGGCGGAAATCCCCATTATGGTCCAGTAACTAAGTCTATTGATGTTCTCGCCGGCACTCGCTGGTGGACGGTAAGGCGTCACGAATGAAAAAGAAATTCTCCTATTATAGTTTCTCTAATGTGCTCTCATATGCGGGCGTGTTTAATATGATTATGGGCGCCCGTGGTCTTGGTAAGACCTACGGTGCCAAGAAAATCGTTATCAAGAATGCAATCAACAAGGGTCAGCAATTCATTTATCTTCGCCGTTACAAGACTGAACTCAAGGGGCGCAATAGTTTCTTTGCCGACATTCAACACGAATTTCCCAATGAGGAATTCCGTGTAGATGGTCAGTATGCCCAGCGCAAGGTGGGTAAGAAATGGGAGACTATTGGCTACTTCATTCCTCTGTCTACTGCTCAGGCAAACAAGTCAATTGCGTACCCGAATGTTTATACCATTATCTTTGATGAATTCATTATTGATAAGGGGTCGCTGCGCTATCTTCCCGATGAAGCTAAAGTCTTTATGGACTTTTATTCCACAGTAGACCGCTATCAAGACAGGGTACGCTGTCTCATGCTTTCCAACGCTGTCAGCATTATGAACCCCTATTTCATTCGTTTTCACATTGAGCCCAAAGAAGGAATTAGCCGACACGCAGACGGATTTATCGTCACCGATTTCGTCAACAGCGAGCAATTCCAGTCCGAAGTGGCACATACCCGCTTCGGGTCGTTCATCACGAACTATGCCGAGGACTATGCCGACTATTCCATCTCCAACAAATTCGCAGACAACTATGACGACTTCGTCATGAAAAAGACCGGAAAAGCCAAATACGCATTCTCCCTCCGCTGCCCCGACGGCGAGGTCTCCATCTGGATCGACGGCGGCACATGGTTCGCCCAGCGCCGCCAACCTCGTGGGGATAGGGTAAGATGGGCCTATAGGGTCTCGGACCTGAGAGAGGGGGAGAGGTTGCTCATGTATGGTGACAAGGTGCTCAGCATTATGCGCAGCACATACAGAAAGGGGCGCCTGTTCTCCGACTCGCCCGAGACCAGAAACATGTTCGCTGAAATCTTTGTCCGATGATACACATTAACCCCACCACAATTGACGTCGCCCTAATTCTCGGCGTCATTTCACTAATCACAATCGCCGGACGTTTCATCTATCGTGTCACAATCTTTATGGATCACTTATCCACAATGCTGAATGCGTGGGACGGAAAAGATGGGGCGCCCAGCGTGCTAGACCGGCTTGAGGATATAGAAGAAAAACTAAAAGACGTTCAATATCACGTCAAGCCAAATCACGGCGGCTCAAGCGTAGACGCGCAAAACCGCCAACTCAAAGAAATCATTTCCTACCTCAAGGAGAAAAACAATGGGTGAGCACGAGTCCCCCAAGCCCCCCTTCATTCCCGACGCATACCGTATGTGGATTTACACCGTGTGCGTTGGTGTCCTTGTCTGCCTCGGAGTTTGGGGCATCCTTGATGGCGACAAGATTAGCGCCCTGAATTTCCTTTTCGCCGCATTCTTCGGCGTCGCTGCGTCTAACACGCCGCGAGGAAAGGCGTCCTAATGGTCACCCGCGCACAAATCATCTCCGCAGCCCAGGAGGAAATCGGCTACAGCCGCTGGGCAGACGACGAAGCCGGCACCAAGTACGGACGCTGGTACGCCCAAGCAACCGGCTCCCCCAGTTTCGGTGCCAGCGGCGTCCCCTACTGCGATATGTTCGTATCCTACATCCTCGCCAAGGCCGGCATTAACTGGGTAAGCGCCTACGTCCCCGGCCGCGAGAACCAGGCCCGCGACCGTGGCGTCCTCATTAACAAATGGGACGTTCGCCCCGGCGACCTAGTCACCTTCGACTGGCAGGGAGACGGAGAGTCCGACCATATCGGAATCGCTACCAGCGCACCCTACGGGACCAAGATTGACACTATTGAAGGTAATACTTCGTGGGGTTATTCCGGATCGCAGGGTAATGGTGGCGTAGTCACCAATAAGCAGCGCGATATGGATGACGTTGTTTGGGGCATTCGCGTAGTCGACGACAATTCCGCCATTTCCAGTGGCGGCGATATTCGAGACATTCAGCGAATCCTTGGAGCCGTACAGGACAATATCCTTGGGCAGGACACCGAAAAGCGAATGTGCGCCGTCATCAAGGCCAGCAACTGGGGCGGACGCGAATTCCCCTGGGGCATCGCCTACACCCAGAGCGTCATCGGCACAGAGCCCGACGGTATCTGGGGCGACGCCAGCGAAGCCGCACACGATCGCGTCATCGAATCCCTGCAAGCCGCCCTAGGCGTCGACGTCGACGGCGTATGGGGTCCCGAAACCTGGGCCGCCTGGGAGCGACTAGCACGCACCGCAGAACGCCCATAATAAATAGTTAATCCCCGGAAGGAACCAACCACTTCCGGGGATTAACTATGTCCTCACATGTCAAGTGCTGTCAAATCAACTCCAATCGACTCGAGACATTCATAATAAAATTTGCGGCATTTCTCTGCGCCGCTGTGTCCGAAACGCTTAATCGTGTTTTGTCCTGTCAATTTGTCTGAAAACACCACACGATTATCGGGCCAGCCATAAACGTCAAGACGATAATCAGCACCATCAATCAGGATGCGATCACACCTAACCGCGATATTGTACCCTGGAAGTTGATCTACCAGATTAAGTTTCTTAGCAAATTCCCTGAAGTGATACATTAGAGCGCTCCCATGCTTTCTAGGCCCATTTCCAATAATGCTTCGTTTCTTTCATTTAGTGAATCGTAATGATTAATAGTACCACTCTCAGTCTCAAACGGGCACCACACTTCCATTGTGTAATCATTAATCAAGCGAAACGCTGTGTATCCACAATAAAGAATGTTGCTACCACCCTGCGTGTAACACTCTCTCATGCCATAACAACGCAACTTTCTTTTAATCGTCTGCGTCAACATCATCGTTCAACTCTGCCGACCACTTCACCATCGCCGCGGCAATCTCCGGACACTCACCAGCGTCCGTTCCCTTCAAGTACCACTTCGAGTCACCCGTGCGCTCAAGAATTGTCTGACTCATTTGAATTCCTGTCTGTCATATTAATGAAATTGGAGATTGATGAAATTGCAACATCAAAATTCTCGGTGCTTGTCACCAGTGAAAAGCGTTGCGCCTTATAGATCACAACCCATGCAGTAAACGGTGAGATAGTTCGAGCATTAAATAGCAGATTGTCCGTCTTAACTAAAACATCATTGCCCTCACAAGCGTATTCGACAATTTCTTGCAGAAAAATCTTCATTGAATCATCTATAGATGCCATTTTCTATTCCCGTCTCACTCAAAATTATATTATAAATCGAAATTATGTGATACTCCTTCGATCCGTTCCTCCAATAATGAATGTGCTTAGTATCAGAATAATAAGCAATATGATAGCCCTTCATTAGGACATTAGTAATAAAATTAGAAACTTTCCAATAAGTGAGGGCAACAAAATCGTCACCATCACCATGATGCGACCTACGACTCACAGCCGATCACCAAACCAAGCAAGCAACTCCCATTGAGAACCAAACCAAAACGAATCGCCATCCGTGTCGCGCACCTCCCATTTCCGCGGACCGCGACGAAGAACATAAATCTCATCACCGCCATAAGACACCAAGCCCCTCTGGCCTGCCGCCCAAGTCTGAACACTGTACCCAGCTTCCTCATAGAACTTGTATGCTGACGCTCCAAGCAGAGTCTTGATGGGTTCCATCTCAGTTCCTTCCATTCCGTGCGACCCGATCGCCGCCCCGTTCATGTATTAATAATGCACCCTAGTTATCTGCACGTCAATCCAATAATGCGTGAACTACACCACACAAACAAATGTCCTAACATAGGCAGACCCATTGTCCTAACAAAGGGCCTGCCTATTAATATACCCTACCGCCG